AGAACACATGAGTAGGTCAAGTTAAAATGTATAGAAATAAACGGCTGCTCGAACTACTGCGAGAAAGCCCGTGCCAACATTGTGGAAGAAAAGATGGAACTATTGTCGCAGCGCACTCAAACCAATTACGAGACGGAAAAGGTCGAGGTATCAAAGCACATGATTATCGGGCGGCTGCTCTCTGTTACAGCTGCCACATGGAACTTGACCAAGGAAGCAAACTTAGCAAAGACGAGCGAGTGGAACTGTGGGAGGACGCACACCGCAAGACCATCGGCTGGCTATTTGAGAATGACCACATAGTGATACAATAGCTGTGTCAGTTGCCATCATCACCTGACGCACTTTTTATCCTAGCAGTTAAAAGTGTAATTAACCCTCAAGCTCACCCTTGGGGGTTTTTTTTCGTATACTTGAGCCGTTGGTGGTGCATCGGGTTAGCGCCGATGTGGTTGAGTCAATTCAAATCTGTTTTAGTGTGATAACAACACTGCTTTATGTGAGCCACCAACACCTAAAAATACTTGTTGACACACGTTGACATGGGTATATAATTCAAATTGTCTGGAGTGGCATCTGGGCGAATGACAGAAATTAATACACCCCGCAGGGTTCTGTGTGGTCTTGTCGTACGGCAAGCGAGTCTTTTGATTTCTGTCAATCGTCTTGCTGTTGCTCACGCCAAAGAGCCAAGACCACAGAGCATCTTGCGGGGTTTTTGCTTTTCGGCCAGACTTGAGCCAAGGTCTATCGGGTTTTGGATTGGCATGAGGGAAGCGTAGGAAGCCGAAAGGTGTAGTCCGCAGTCCACCAGTTCTACTACGTTCTTACTTGGCTGACGTTGTGCAAAGAAGTTGCAAGCACAAACAGGGGTCTTCCAGACCTGTCCGTGAAGCGATTTGCGGGTAGCAGGGTTGGATCAGGGGCTGTGCAAGACGGCGCAATGGGCCGGAAAGTCCTGAAGGTTGGTCACCACGCAGTGAACCAGCTCCCATACGGAACACTCAGATGGCTCCACACACTGATATGGGAATATGCCGGATGCCGCTTAGGTGGCTGAAGGCAGATTCTTGCCCAGCCGAGCCTAGATCCACCAAACCTGATAGGAGTGGTTATGCAGTATTTTTATGATTCAAACAAAACCAAGTCAGCTGCTCATTTGTGGAACGAGGGTGATACTTACTGTCGTATGTTAAGCACTGGTGGTATGAAATTAGGTAAAAAGGAGGTCCAAAGTGATTTAGATGGAAGGCGTGTTTGTGTGATGTGTAGCAACAACTACCTCAATGAACAATTTAAGAATCAGGTTGAAAACTAACTTGCGCCAATTTTGTAATTTTTATAAACTGACCCTTCAGCTAGGAGAAATGATTGAAAAAGATAAATGCTCTAGCCATCCGCACAGACGGTGGCACTCAGGTTCGGTTCAAGCTGCATGAAGACAAGGTAGCTGAATATGCAGAACTGATGAAAGAGGGAATTGTATTTCCGCCCCTTGTAGTTTTTCATGATGGTGTTGACTACTGGCTTGCAGACGGATTCCACCGTTTCTTTGCATACAAAAAGAACGGCAATACTGCGATTGATTGTGACGTTCGTCAAGGCACTTTGGAAGATGCTAAACGCTTTGCTAGAACGGCCAACAACAAACACGGCATCCCTTTGTCGGCAGAAGAATGGAAGGCGATTGCCAACTATTACTTCACATCAAAAGAGTATCAAGATTGGTCAACCAGACAGATAGCCAAAGAACTTGGCAAATCCAATTCCACGATTTCAAGGTGGAGGGCTGAGTTAACTGAAGCCCCAGCACAGGTGACTTACGTCAGAGACGGCAAGAAGCTCACCATGAAAACTGACAAGATTGGCAAGTCAGACAAAGTGGCTCCAAAGAAAGAAAAGGCCACTATCCCACATGGGACAGTAACGCCCACTATCCCAAGTGGGACAGTAGAGAACGACAAGATTCAAGAACTTTCCTACACGATTGAAGAGTTGCATCAAGAGTTGACGGCGGCCAAGGACGTGATTGCGTCAAAGCGTTGGGATGCAACAGAGATTGAGCAGGAAGATTTGCTGGAGACGGTCCAGCAGCTGCGGGAGGAATTGAAGATGCGGGACATGGAGATTGCTACGCTTCGGGACAGTCGAGACATGTTCCAGCAGAAGAATGCAGAGTTGATTCGTCAGCTCAATTCATTGAAGAAAAAAATAGGCATTTAAATGTCACTCGTCCTGCGAGAACACCAGATGGGTGTGGTGGACAAACTCCGTGATGGTTTTAAAGACGGCCACAGATGCCAGCTTCTTTATGCCCCCACGGGGTTTGGCAAGACTGAGGTAGCCATCTATCTCATGAAAGCCACGGCACAGAATTACAAACGTGCTGCCATGTTGTTGGACCGTATTGTTTTAATCGACCAGACCAGCAACAGGTTATTTAAGTATGGCATCCGGCATGGTGTCATCCAAGCGAATCATTGGAATCAGGACAAGCGTGAGAAGATTCAGATTTGCTCATCGCAGACCCTTGAGCGCAGGACAACCCTTCCAGACATTGACCTGCTTATCGTTGATGAGTGCCACATCACACGCAAGAAGGCCACAGAGATTATCCAGAGTAATCCCAACATTAAAGTAATTGGGCTTACGGCAACACCTTTTACTAAAGGGCTTGGTTCCATTTATTCAAACGTAGTTGTTGGGTCAACGACAGAGTTCTTGGTTCAGAACAAGTGGCTTGCCCCGCTGCGGGTGTTTATCTCGAAAGAGATTGACATGAAGGGGGCCAAGAAGGTTGCTGGCGAGTGGAGTCCAGACGAAGTTACCAAGCGGGGGATGCAAATTACTGGTGACATTGTTGCTGAGTGGGAAAAGAAAACCTACGAAGTGTTTGGCAAACCAAGAAAGACGATTGTCTTTTGTGCTGGCGTAGACCACGGCAGGGACTTGGTGGAGCAGTTTGCACGCAAGGGCTATAACTTTGTTTCTATCTCTTACAAAGAGGACGGTCAATACAAGCAGGATGTGATTGATGATTTCAGCAAGCCTGATACAGAGATTCACGGCCTCATTGCGACAGACATATTGACCAGAGGATTTGATGTGCCTGATGTGATGATTGGTGTGTCAGCGAGGCCGTTCTCAAAATCTTTGTCCAGCCATGTTCAGCAGATGGGGCGGGTCATGAGGGCAGCGCCCAACAAAGAGTTTGGTTTGTGGCTAGACCATTCGGGCAATTACTTGCGCTTCAGGGATGATTGGGACGAGGTTTACACGGACGGTGTGAGTGAGTTGGACAAGAAGGTAGACAAGGCCAAGAAAGAACCGACAGAGCAGGCCAAGGAAGAGCAGAAATGTCCCAAGTGCGGTGCGTTGTGGGTGAAGAACACCTATAACTGTGCGGCTTGTGGTTACGTCAAACCAAGAAAGCAGATTGCAGCTATTGAGGGTGAGTTGGTCGAGCTTGGTTTTGACAATGGGGCGGGTAAGGATTCCAAGCAAGATTTCTACTCAGAGCTTTTGGCAATTGCTTACAACAGAAGTTACAACCCGTATTGGGCGAATAACAAGTATCGAGAGAAGTATGGTGTTTGGCCTAGAGGATTGGCTCAGACACCGAAAACTCCTACACCAGAAACTATTAAGTGGGTCAAGCATAGGAACATTGCTTGGTCGAAACGTCAAAACAAGATAGGACAACAAGATGGAATTCGTTAATTTTGCTAGGGAATACGGATTGATTCTGGATGATGTTAAATACAACAGATGGGTGGCTACACCAACGGTAGACCATCCACGTTCGTCAAACGGACGGTATAAATTTTTGGGCGAGGTTGGTTGGGTTCAGAATTGGGCCACGATGGAAAAGCCAGTAACATGGTTTGCGGACGGCAAAACTTCCGTCAGCCCGATGGTGCGTCAACAGTTGCGTTCGTCAAACGATGAAAGGACGGCAGCAGCGGACAAAGCCGCAGCAAAGGCGCAGTGGATACTCAGCCAGTGCAGCCTAGAAAAGCATCCGTATCTTGAGAGAAAGGGATTCCCAGATGAGTTGGGTAACGTCTGGGAGAAGGATGGCGTTCGTTTATTGGTTATACCAATGTGGAACAAAGGAAGAGTGTGCGGTTGTCAACTCATTGACCATGAGGGGCAAAAGAAGTTCTTGCATGGTCAAGTTTCTAAGGGAGCAGCCTTTTCTATCGGGACAAAAGGCATCGCAGTATTTTGCGAGGGTTACGCCACTGGCTTGAGTGTCAGGGAGGTCATGAAACATATAAACATTCCGCACAACATCAGCGTGACGTTCTCCGCATCCAACATGGAGTTCGTAAGTGGGCACGTCAAGCATGGCCTCATCATTGCTGATAACGATAGCAGCGGTGTCGGCCAAACTGTCGCCGAAAAAACAGGCAAGCCGTATTTCATCAGCGAAACAGTTGGGGACGATTTTAATGACTATCATCAGAAGGTTGGTTTGTTTAAGGCAAGCCAGCGTCTGAAGAAACTTTTACTTTCCGTAAAAATTTAGCCTCAATCTGGCGTATACGTTCTTTGCTCAGATTGTATGCGTCAGCCACAGATTGCAGGGTGTGTCCGCTGTTACGCATGACTAGAATTTTCCAGATGGTGTCACGCCGTTCTGCTTTGATTCTGTAATACATTTCGTCAAAGGTTTCTCTGGCAGGAAAATCAACCAGCTTTATAGGGGTTTCACCCCCTACAAAGACTGGCACTTTCCTAAAGCCGCTGTCTTTTAAATTCATTGCAGTTCCTCCGGCACATCCACGTTTTCGCCCAGCTTGCTTGCGACATAGCAGCGCATGGCAGCAATTAGTGGTGTGGGGCCGATGGCTTCAAAATCAGATTCGTCGAGCCACTGAATCGCTGCTCGCCAATGTGTGCGCCCATTGCTTGAGTCGACGCCGTGGGGGTTCAAGTCCATGCCCTCGCGCTCAATGATTGGCCCACCTTGCGCCCAGTAAAGGGAGGGCTCATACATTACAATTGTTGGCTTCATGTTCTGCCCCAGAATCACAAAGTTTCGAGCACCCGTGAACGGGGCCAACACCAAAGCCACCCCCTCACACTTCGCCACAGCCCAATCAAGGGCAGCGCCCGTTAATTCATACGTTTTCATTCCAGCTCCTTAATTCTAAAATCGTGTATTGAGTATTCTTCTGCCATGTCGCCACAGGCCACGGCAGCGGTTTGAGATGTGAGATAGCTGTTCAGTTCTTTCAAAGCCTCCTTATAGGTTCTGAATCGCACAGGGGTGGTGTCCCCATCGCTATCCATGTGACTCCAGCAGTTAATCCAGCCATCTCCTAATGTCCATGTCTGCACTTCGTATCTCATTCATCAACCTCTTGCACATAGGCCTTCAAATAGTATTCGTCTACAAACCTGAGCAATTCATCGATTGCTTGCAGGTTTAGGTCTTCAACGTCCTTAACGATTTGGCGCAGGACACGCCCCATCAGCAGTTCGTATTCGTCTCTCATGCGGCCTCCATCATTTTGTTTTCAGAGACAAACACTTCTGTCCATTCACCGTCATGCAGCCAATCGTCACCTTCAAGGCGGTGCATTTCTTTCCACGCTAGGTTTTCGGCAGCGGCCTCGTCTTCGGCATCTACATAAACGTCAACGTGCGTCACATAGCGCAAAGTTACTGTATAGCTTTTCATTCGGTCACCTCTTCCATGTCTTTGTAGAACATGGCCTTCGCGGTCACCTCTTCCATGTCTTTGTAGAAAATGGCCTTCGTAGGCCGTGTAAAGCCGCATATGGTGGCGTCAGTTTCCATGACGTATTCCAAGTCGTTCAGAGCGTTGTCGAGCGCAGATTGAGGGGTTTCCCCCTCTACCAGTAGCGTTACAGATACTTTGTAGATTTTCATTTGGCTTACCATGATGATTGATAGTGGAAGGACATTTTGTTGCTTGCGGGGTCTTCCAGCAGCTTGGTCAGACCGTCCAATGTGTCTTGCAAATACTGCCAGTAGTAGTCGGTCACTTCGCCTTCGCCAAAAAAGAATCCAGTTGTTGGCGGCAGCGTTTCGGTGTTGCGTGTGTCCAGCACTTCTTTGCACAGGTCACGCAAAGATTCCAGCTGTTCACGTTCTACTTCGTATTCGCCACAGTCGTCTACTTCGTTCTGCACGACATTGACAAACCAACCGTGAATAGCATTGGCCTTACGCCAATACATCAGGTCAAAACGCACCTCATTGGCCTTATAGTTGTCCACGCCCAGCACTTCAGCAATCTCCTTGCGTTTGGGTTCATCATCGCGCCACAGGTATTGTTTACCCGCTAAATACATATCTAAGCCCATAGGATTCTCCTAGCAGTTAATCAAAGACAAGTAACCAATTTGCGGACTCATGCCAAGGGCAATTTGCGGACTCATGGTTACTTGTTTCGTCCTTCAGGACTCATCAGTTTGATACGACTGTATGCTCACGTTCTTTCCACTTGGGGATACGCACCTTGAAACCGTGTGGTGTCTTGAAGGCGGTAGTTCCGGCATCGGGTTCATAGTAAAAGGTATCCAATGCACCAAGACCCATAAACCGCAGCGGCTTGGCAAACTTCACCATTGCACCAGCTTTGACCTTCACGGCCTTCTTTTCCAGCTTGGCACGGCAGCTGGCTCGCCACTTCAATGCGAATTCGCTTGTAGTTGGATACAGGGTGTCCAGCTTGTCTAGCAGCTTCTTGGGTGCATCGGTGTAGTAAGGGCCACAGGACTCGCCCATGTCCTTGTAGCCTATCTGCCCATCCTTGCGAGAAATGAGGATAACCATCCCTTCGCCATGCGTCATGTTGGTGTTCTTGTTCAGACAATGCTGAATGCAATAAACCACGTTGCCACGCACAGATACGTCAGTAATCCACCATTTGCCACGTTCGTTATCTTCTGAGAATTCATTGACAATGAAATCCTTGGTTGTCAGCCCATAGTCGTTTTGAAATAGCCAGCCCATCATTCTTTCCTTTCATAGCATTGTTCGAGTAGCGGCTCGATTTTGATAAATGTCACAGGGTCAATGGTCAGCCAATTTGTCTGGCCTTTCTCTGAGCGGATTTGCAATCTCAGCTCACCGCATTTTTCGGGCGGCAGCGGGCAGACCTGCATGAGTTGTCTTGAAATATAGGTTTCCATTGGTTACTCCTCGTTAACGTCAAGGGCTTCAAAAGCCCCGACACGGTTGCCATTGGTGTCGTAGATGTAACCGTGTTCTTGTTGGTTTTGCAGCTTGGCAATCACGGCCTTCAAGTTGGATTCAATTTCCAACAGGTAATTGGGGTATTCGTAGGCATCGTTCTCAGTAGTGATTTCAATAACAAACTTGTTCATGATTCCATTCCTAGCATTGTGTTGAGTTGTTCGTATACGGATTTCTTTGACCCTTTGAGGCCAAGTTCGTCCTTGATGATTGCGTAGGCAGAGCGCCCACGCCGTTTCAGACCCTTGAGTTCGAGGCGCAACATCTGGCGCAGGGTCAGCAGCCGATACATTGCTATTTGGTCGGGCGTCTCCAGCATCATGTCAATACTCCGAAGGCAGCATGAGGACGTTATCAGCCAGATAGAATTTCCACAGACCCGTTGGGCAGTCGGTGTAATCAACCTTCTCAACACACAGGGTGTTGCAGTCACCATCCTCAAACGTGATGGTGGCCTTGTCTTTCAGGACAGACAGGCAGATAACTAAGAACGGTTCTTTCTTGAGTGCAGGGCGTTGTTTGACGTTGATGGCAATCAGGTCAATGAACCAGTAAGCATGGGCGTTATCAGCGAAGTATTGGACACCATCGGTATGCACCATGTCAGGGGCAAATAATGGGTTTGTTCGGTGATAGTTTTCAGTTCCAATAAACTGGTGCAGGTTGTCAATTAGTTCAGCGGTTTGCATAGTTAATCCTCAATTGAGTTAGTCAAAGACCCCTTGCGGGGTTTCGGCCTTCTGGCCTCATCAGTTTGACGGGTATCAAGCTCTCCAGATAAAAAGGTCAAGAAACAGAACAACAAGGGCAATCAGATACAGGCAGAACATCACCTTGTTGGTGGGTGAGTAGTAGCGGCTCATGGTTATTTACCGTAGCGATAGAAGCCAGCGGCAGCGGCAGCACACACAAGCGTTGAAACGAGAAAGGGAATGCTTTGCTCGTAGGCAGCGAGGATGCCCAGAAGAACGGCCTTGATAGCGAAGTTGATGTAGAACATGGTTGTCTCCTTATGCGTTGAAGCTGATGGCAGCGGCTTTTTGTTTGTTCATTTCATACCATGTGGCAAGCCACTTTTTAGCTTCGTTGGTAGTTTTGAAGATGAAGGGTTCAATAAAAGAACCATGAGCGGCTTGATAATGCGTCCCGTAGTCAAGAACGGTTAGGTCATAGCTTGCATATCCAGCTTCACGCATTTCACATTCGAGAACCGCATCGAATGCTTTTAGGCAATTAGGGTTAAACACTTCCATAGTGAAACCTGAAGCTGGCTTGAATTTTAAGATTGACATTTTGGTGTTCTCCAAAAAGCCCCGAAGGGCTTGGTGTTAGGCGTTGATGATTTCTTGAGCGTATGCGTGTCTGGCTTTAACGGCGGCTTTGATACGAGCAAATGCACGAGTAGGATTGCAGTTAGCGTCAGAGAAGTATTCGAGAATGTCTCCATCATCCCAAGCCTCGACTACATAGTCCCAGCCGTTCTTATCGTAGTTGCGCATAGCGTGATTGCGAACGTAGGCAATGAATTCTTGCTCATTGATTGTCGTAAGTGTCATGTCTAAACTCCTAGCAGTTGGTTGTTTTGCGTCTCACCTATGTGGTGAGGCTCTATTGTCACTAGCATATATCTTGACTGTCAACACTTTTTTTTAACTATTTTTAAAAGTTCAATGTTTTCAAGCACTTAGCGTAGGGTCGAAGTATGGCCACAAACGCTTATTTGTGGGTCAGAGGCCACAAAAGGGTGAAGTATCGGAATTGGGGCGCATGAAATAGCTTGCATCTTAGGCGGTTGGATTGCAGCGGGAAATTGGGGTGCAGCGGGCGATTGTGTTGTCCAGGCGCATTGAGTGACGGGCCATGTTGGTCGCGTGTTGATAGCGAAGCGAAACGGTGTGATAATCCCCCAAACAGTATTCTCAAAAGATACCCATGAAGAAATTAACAAGGTCAGAGATAAAGGAAGGATTGAACACAGTCCCGATAGATACCATAGTGCTAGGTGCAAACAACCCAGCGGGAATCAAACTCACCAAGAAACAAAAGCATTTCGCTGAACAGGTCGTCGCCACAGGTAACAAGAGCGAAGCGTATAGGAGAGCATATAACACCAAGGGCAAGAGAGAGACTCATGCAAGGGATGCAATCAAGGTGGCAGCACATCCCAGCGTGTCCACATATATCACGGCCTTGGAAGCGGCTAAACAGGCAGAGGAGTATCTTTTACCCGCTCGATTGAGGGCGTTGACCATACACAAACTGTCTCAACTGGCTCTATCGGACGAGATAGCACCAGCGCAACAGTTGAAGGCCTTAGAGCTTATCGGCAAGATGACTGAGGTCGCATTGTTCTCTGAGCGCCGTGAGATAGTCCATAGTCTGGATAGTAATACGTTGAAGGCCAAGCTCATGGAAGCGGTGCAGCTGGCTATTAGTAAGAGCAAGAGCATACGGACGAGCACTAAGAGAACTGCACAGGACTTGCTGGCAGAGATTACAGACGTAGAGGCGAAGGCATCAGCGCCAGAATCGGACGGGGAGGGCTTCAGCGATGTGGCGGTGGCGACCCCCACGGGGGTGCACCCACCCGAATCCGTGAGCATTGCGGCGGGGCATTTGCATAGTATTCCAGACAATCAATCAGCATCTGTACCCAATCCAGCCATTCCATCCAACGAGTCAGACCTTACTATCCCAAATGGGACAGTTGCAAAAGTTATGAATGATGGGGTTTATATATCTGAAAATGTATATGGGGGTGGGGTTGTTAAAACGGATTGGGTTGATGGTGAGGTTGTTATGGAGAAGGCCCCCGTCACTGTTTGGAATGAAAAAGGGGTGGGGGGTATATAAAAAATGACACCGGCGCAGAAAGAGATTTTTATGGTAATTGAGGAGTGGTGGGCTACGTTTGGATTTGGGCCTACTATTGATGACATCATGCACATTACGGGGGACAAGGGTCGGGGTAATGTGAATAGGAAGATGAGGCGGCTGATTGAGCTGGGGGTGTGTAAGGGGAACAGTAAGTATCCGAGGAGTATTAGGCCAGCGCATATGCGGATGAAGGGGTTACCCGGATGATGGATGAACTGATGGAGATACTGAAGCAGTTGCCGCAGGAAGAGCAGGAGATGCTGTCTCCGCTGGCTACGGCGTATCAGGATGCTTTGTTGAGGGAGAGTGGTCAGGTTGACTTTATGTCGTTTGTGGAGACGATGTGGCCGGGGTTTATTCATGGGGCGCATCATGCGTTGATGGCGAGTAAGTTTGAGGAGATAGCGGAGGGGAAGATAAAGCGGTTAATTATTAATATGCCGCCACGACACACGAAGTCGGAGTTTGCTTCTTATCTGCTTCCGGCTTGGTATCTGGGGAGGTTTCCTAATAAGAAGATCATTCAGTGTTCTAACACGGCTGAGTTGGCGGTTGGGTTTGGGCGTAAGGTGCGTAACTTGGTGGATGGGGAGAGGTACTCAAAAGTTTTCCCGAATGTGGCGTTGAGGTCGGACT